TGGCGATTAACATTTCAATTGTTGGAGACGAAGAAAAAGTTGATCAACCTACAGAAGAGTCCGGTATCAAGATCGAAGTTGTTGCAAAAGATAGAATTGACTTTGGGCTAAATACCAGGTCAGCGATCAATGGTGACATAATGATCTTGGATCATAAAGACATTGACATTGTTCTTAAGCAAAACGGTGGCATGATCATGGCGTTTGCCAAAGAAACAATCTCTGATTTTACCTATGGCGCTGAAGCTAGGCTATTAGAGTTTATGAGAGCAAAAGGTATTCTTGAGTACGACTCTATTCAAGGCGGCAATGTTTATGGTTCGCTTGAAGGCAAGATAATGAAGTCTTCACAATCTGAACCCAATAAGATTGCCCTCAAAGTTATTTCTGAGTGGATGAGTACAGAAGAAGCATACATCAAAGGATCAACCGCCTACGATGACATGAGCGACGACCACCTGCTATCTCCAGACGGAGAATACTCCACAGAACTCGGAGAGGTTCCCGCTGAAGAGAAAAAAGGATCTATCGTACAAAACAACTTGTTTGCACCTTACTTATACGGTCGCTATACATACGAGTGAGGATTTCTTGAATTTATTAAATTTTATTTTAGTCTGCTATGGTATGACGTTCATAATCGTTTATGGAAAAATCTTTGAAGACATAAGACCAAAAAAAGATTACAGCAAAAAATGGAATACCTTGTTCAACTGCCCTTTGTGTATGGGCTTTTGGGTTGGAGTATTTGTTTCGTGTCTTTCTCCGTATACTGAACTAATTAACTATGAACGTTCATTCGTGAATGTTTTTTTGCTTGGCTGTTTATCGGCTGGGACATCATATTTAATTTCGGTCTTGGTCGATGATTTTGGACTAAGGCTATCGTCGAGATCAGGAGGTGAGCATGTCGATGATTAAGCGCTGGGTATTACAGCCCGTGAGACGCTGTTGCAGCGGATCCTGAAACGGGCGGGTAGCGCCCGCCCATTATTTTACTGGAGAGAAGAATGTCTAAACAATTATTAAGAGAATTTCATGCTTTATGTCCGGACGGACGTTGTCTTGATCTCTTAACGGAAGCAGAAAAAAACGAAGTTGTCCAAGAAGGTGTCATCTATCTAACTGGTCGTATTCAAACGGCAGACACAAAAAACGGAAATGGTAGAAAATACCCAATGAAAGTTTTAAAAAGAGAGATAGACAATTACATGATTATTGTAAAGGATAATCGTGCCTGCGGTGAATTAGACCACCCAGATGACTCTGTTGTAAATCTTAAAAATGTTTCTCACATGGTTACAAACTGTTGGTGGGAAGGTAAAGATGTCATGGGTAAGATCAAGGTACTTGATACTCCAAGCGGAAGAATTTTAAAAGACCTGATTAATGCAGGTGTCAAGCTTGGTATTTCTTCTCGAGGACTTGGATCGGTCAGGGAACAATTGGGCGAAACGATTGTCGAAGATGATTTCCAACTTATTTGTTTTGACATAGTATCGGAACCATCGACCCCCAATGCTTATGTCTTTCCAAAAGATGACAAGAAGACGGCAATCAAGTTTTCTACAAAGTTAAGAGAACAAAGAGAAAGCAACATAGATGGACTATTTAAAAAGATTCTTGGAGATTAAATGAATAAAGAAGGTTTAAAGAAGGCACTCAAGCCAATTATTAAAGAATGTATTGAGGAAGCTTTAATTGAAAGCAACTTTCTCGAAAACATAATTAAAGAAGCTTTGCAACCATCTAATACAATTGTTGAACAAACCAATAAATATGTTGCTCCTTCATTTGATAACGAAAGAAAACAAAGAGAGATGCAAGAAAATAGAAAAAGAATGCTAGATGCAATTGGCAAAGACGCTTATAATGGCGTTAATCTTTTTGAAGGAACGCAACCTCTCTCGAATAGAGAAGCCAGCAGAAGTTCAGGAGCAACCCCGCATGGGGCAAGACCATTGGATGGTATAGCTCCAAATGACCCGGGTGTAAACTTGGCGGCATTAGGAATTAATACTGGTGTTTGGAAAAAGCTAGCGGGTAAGTAATGGCAACTAATCATGTGGCAAGGCCTCGTAAAAATGAGAGCCCAGAAAGATTTATTAAAAGATTTATCAAAAAATGCAAGAAAGATGGAATCATTGACGAAGTCAAAGACCGAAAAAAGTTTACCAAAAAATCTGTAAAGAGAAGATTGTCTAAGAAAAAAGCAATTGCTCGCCATAAGAAAAAATTGCGTAAACAGAACTAGTTATAGGGAGTTAGGAGTTTTATTATGTCAGTACACAAATATACATCAGGCGGCAGAACAAGAAATGTTATAAACATTGCCGATCCCGGTGGGACCACTGCAGCCTATTCTGAAAAGACCGCAGCAATCACCGCACCAACATCCACATCAGATGGTTTTAAAAATTTTCATTCACAAAAGAATTTACACATTGTTGTAGACAATAATGGCCTAGTAGATGCAGGGGCCTCAAACATTACGGTGACCGTGACTGTTTATGGTTACAATTCTTCTCTTGGGGGGCACTGGGCTCCGTTAACAATTCCTATTTCACAAGGAAATGGAGATGCCCTAGTATACAAAAACGTTGAGCTTCCAGCAGTAGATAAAAATGGTACATTTAGAGCAGTCATTCCGATTGAAGGCGTCGAAAGAATAGCCGTTGCCGCCGCACTTAGTGCAACAAGAGCCGCTGGTGATTACAGTATCTTTCTCGGCGTAAACACTATCTAATCGGGGGATAAATGGCTGAATTTGGCTGGGCATTTGTAAAAGGAAATCTCCTTTCAGGTTCAGCGCCTCCTTCTGGCGCTGTTCAGTTTAACGATGGCAACAGTAAGTTGGCAGCATCGGAAGATTTAGTTTTTGTAGCAGGTTCGACGTCTCAATTAAATCTAACTGGGACGTTAAATGTTTCCGGTACAATAAACGCCAATCAATATAATGTCAATGTCACCAATCAAAATGTAACAAACCTTACAGCCACTGGGTCAACAAAATTTGGAAACTCAGCAGACGACATACATCAATACACCGGATCAATAAATGTCTTAGGTGGGATTTCTTCATCTGCTAATGTATCTGCTTCTGCTTTTTTTGGAGATGGATCAAATTTATCCGGAATAACAACCAGTCCAGCAGGTTCTGACAAACAAATACAATTCAATAATTCAAATAACTTTGGAGCCTCTAGTAATTTAGTTTTTGATAACAATAAGCTTGGAGTTGGTACCGCTTCCCCAGATGCTGTTCTTGATGTGAAAGGGGATGGTACCGCTGGTAATGAAATAATCAGAATTAGCCTAGACGGCGATAGAGATTGGAGTTTTGCACAAGAAGGAAGCGGGCCCGGAACCGGATTGAGACTACGATCCACAGCGGCAAAAGACTTTCACATAGATGCGACATCAACTATCTTCAGAAAACACGATGGGTCTGGGGAGATTATGAGGATCGAACCAACAAATGAAAAAGTTGGCATCGGCACTGCTGCACCTACACATAAGTTAACAGTTGCCGGTGACATTTCAGCATCAATTAATGTATCAGCATCCGCTTTTTACGGGGATGGATCAAACTTGACTAATCTTGCTGGTGGATCAAACAATCAAATTCAATTCAATAACTCCGGAGAACTTGGTGGGTCTTCTGGTCTTACTTACAATGGGGCTAAACTAGACGTGACAGGAGAAATATCAGCATCATTGGCTGTTAGCGCCTCAGCATTTCACGGAGATGGATCAAACCTTAGTGGAATTGCAACGACCCTCGACCAAGTTACAAACAACGGAAACACAACGACCAATGCGGTGACAGCATCAGCTTTGAACCTAACGGGTCTCGCTGCCGGTACTGCTGCGAATACAAAGTTTTTAGCTTTGGACGCTAGCAACAATGTTGTTTTAACATCCTCTTCCGGAGGAGGCTCTGGAGCAACGATTGGAAACGCTGAGGACGGCTCTTATACTGATGGTTTATTTTCAGACTTCTTGTCTTCAACTCCAATTGGTACAGCCATAGACAAATTTAATGAGATCCTGAAGATTATTGTCCCAGGTCCAGCGCCGGCAGTTGACAGAATCAACTATACAAATACAAACGGAATCGATACTAAGCTTTCTTTCGAAACTCAACCACAAGCCCCTAGTGGCTATACTGATGTTGGGTCGACTGGTTCTTTTACATCACCTCCCGGCATTAACGATCAATACACTGTGGCAACTTCCGGAGAGGATTTTAGACTAGGTGTCTACAATGGAACACAAGAAATAACAGGAGTCGTGAATTTCCACGTTTCGCAAGAATTGAAATCATCACAAATAAATTATTCTCATGATGCTTTTGGAAATGCAGAAAGTGGGTCTCTCAAATTGATTTTAAACGGCGCTGTACTGCACACTCTGAACTTGACTGCTTCTGGGGCCGGTAATCCAAACACGGGCTCTGCTGTATTCACTGGATCAAATGGGTCCGGTTTCTTTGATGTGTCTGTAACTGCTTCTGCGAAAGATCAGAACGGGTCTTTATACAACATCTTCCAACATAGAACATCAAAGTACGTCATAGACCCCCAAGATCAAAGAAAGGGTTGGAATCATGCCGAGATTAAACATGTCTATGGTGCTACAACCTATCAAACAAATTTTGTTCAATGGTTCAACGACACAGATGCATCTTCAAATGCAATGTCAGTCAGTAATCCTCGCGTATCATTCACAGGACAAGGATCAAAATATCTTTCTGGTGTGCAATACTTTAGATCGGCCTCTTTGACTTATAGGTCCGATGTTTTAAATGCATACAAATTTACTTATCCGACAGGAAACGTCCTTACTTTTAACGTAGGCAGTAACTTAACGGCAATCGGCGCAGGTGCACTCGATGCCACTAATGGCACAGACTTGTTTAACAAAGTTTTACAATTAACTAAGTCAACCTCAACAACTGATGATACAATGTTGAATGACTCCACTACAATTTCCCTTAACTTAACTCATCCTTTAAAAACAAATTTAACATCAACTGGATCTGTTACCACAAATCAAATCTTGATTTATAACATCGACACAGCCAACGATAATCTGAATGAACACTTTGACGTAGAAAACTTTAGAATTACCTCAGCAGCGTACGAGAACCAAACTAATGTAACAGCAGCAGCGGCAACATGGAATTCACAACACCACATGACTGCATCAGGCGCCAGCGGTCATGAAGATGGACTACTGTATTACAACGGCCGGCTCTACTCTCCGAAACAAGGTACTAACGCTGGGAACTTTGCAGCTTTAACAAACGGTCCTTTAGAGAATCCAAACTACTCAACTATATCTGGGACGCGAAGATACTTTAGAAAAGTTCAAAATACATCTGGAGCTCCAGTTCGAGACCTAAAAATTACAACCTCTAAACAAACTAGATTCAATTCTAGTACGCTTTCATCTAATAACGCCAAAGTTACAATTAAAATCCCGGGTTCCACTGGGTGGATGGACATTTCAAGCACATTTAATTACGGACAAACCAGTGATGACCATGGAGCTTTAATAAATGGTGCTTCAGACAATTCAAATACATCAGCAACCTCAACAGGAAATGGAGTACACTGTATCACTTTTGGGACCGAATCTGTAGCAGCCAACGATTATGTTGTTATAAAAATAGAGGCTGATGCAGCGTGGACAGGTTTCGTAAATACTTTGCAATTTCAACTAGGTGCATCTGATGTGTCAGCTCCTGTTGAATCTCCTGCACTTGATGACATCGATTTAGATGATGGCGCTGGTGAAACTGCTAAGCTTTCATTTGGAACAAGTAACGCCGTAGGAGGCTATACTAATGTAGCTGGTGGCGTTGGATCAATGGGTGCCGTAAATTCAAATGGTGTATACACTGACGACGGAGATACGAACAGAGGTGTATTCAAAGTTGCTGAAGTCATGGGCGGTACTTTAAATGAAGACGTCGCAGCAAGTGGAAACAACTTTACTGCTAACTCATTTAAAAATGCATTTACTGGGTCACTGCTTTTGATTGTGAACGATTCTACTGCTAGTACACTTAGTTTGGCTAATTTAAACGAGAACAACAATTTGTCTTCAAATACTGGATTTAGTGTTGGAGCTGTTGGGTTTTCCACAACAACGGACAACATTCCAGATCATACAAAGCCATATAGAACCGGAACCTATAGTATAGGCACATCTCTACAGAGATCTGGATGGAACTATGCAAGGGTTATACACAGGATTGGAGCATCCGATACACAAACAAATTACGTTCAATGGGTTGTCGATCCCTCTGGGAATGTTGACAACACAGCAGTGTCTGCTCCAACGATATCAAACTTTAATCACCCAACGACTTACCATCAATCGGGAATTGGATACTTTGCTTCAAATCCATCCGGAACTTTTGACTTTATAGGGTCAAACTTTTATAACAACGTTTATCAAAACGGATCAGCAATTTCTTTTCCAACAACAACAAATTGCTCAGTGTCAAACATCAGAGTTATAGGTTCTGGTATTACAACATTTGACTCTGCAGTTTCGTCTTGCGACATGCCGGCACTAAACAACGCGGCCGATTGTGAAACTACCATCATTGAAGTAACAGGTTCAATGTTATATAACGGTGGAACTTCAATAAGCGGAGCATTTTTCTCAACACCCAACAATGTAACTGTAGCCGGCAGGATTTTGCATCCTCACAAGTCTGACAAGACCACGAACTCTGCTAGCAAAAATGCATTCATGAGATATTCTGGATCAATTGGCAGTACAACATTGTCAAGCGCTGAGTATTTTGGTCTCGAGACACACAGGATTGTGTCTGGTAACTATCCTAACCAAACTGATTTGCTTGATACCGGGAACAAATGGAATTCTCAAACAGAAATAGACAACGGAGGTTCTCATGACGATGGCATGGTTACAGCCAATGGATACTTAATCTCTCCGTTTAAAATTGGAAATGCTGGAGATACAAGAAGGGTGGCTGAGGGAGGCTCTCTACAAGCACCGGCAGGAAATCCAGACTACTCAACGCTAACCAACAACATCCGAACATTTTACAGACTTTTCAGGTACACCGGCGGGTCTTCAACGCCAAACATAACCTTAACTATTCGCGGGGATGCCACTCTAAGAGGCATGGATGCTACTTATCCTGCTTACTACGAGGCACTAACTGCTTCTGGTGGAGCCAACAAAAATGTTAATGTTGAACTGAGAGTATCTACAGATTCCTCAGCAGATCCAGACCAATCAACAACTTGGCTAGACTGTGGGAAGATAATCATACCATCAGAAAACAAGCAGTCATTGGTAGGTGCTGGTGTGAGATCAGGGGCTGCAACAGGCGAAGACGTTACAATAGATAGTAATGGACTCGCACTAACTTTGGACCTTGGAACATCTAGATTAATTCCAAACCAATACTATGTAATAAAAATCTCAGCCCACAAGAACTGGACTGGTTACATTTCTAGAATTGAGGTTGCATACGGATAATGGCTAAGACTAATGTTACATCAACCAATTTTTCTGCAAAGAAACTTCTAGGTAAGGCTCAAACTAGACCCTCTCTTACGGAGGCTCAAGAGGCATTCCCATCAAATGTTTCGGTACCGGGTGGTGGAGTTTTTGCTGAGTCACTTCCTAGAGAACCAGGCACCGCTTATTTCACTCAATACTCTGCATCTGATGGATCACCTGCAACAGTTGAGAGAGTTTATTTTGACTTAGTAGCGATTGGAGATGGTAACTATGATGCTGATGCGGCATCTGAAGATGGTGGAGATTCAACTCAGGGACAGACTGATCACGCATACTATTTAAAACTCCCAGCAAATTACGAAACGACATCTTCTAATCCGAACAAAGGATCTGGTAATTTTACAAACGGAGCAAAACTTTATGCCTCTAGAGGTAGACTCCAAGTAGTCCCACCATTTGTTACTGACGCAGGGCTACCGGGAGTTGGAGGCAGCAATAGATACTTCATTGAACTGTATACTGGAGATCCTACAAATCCATCAAATCTTATTTCCTCAACAGACCCAATGGATTGGCAATTTGACTTTTATTCTGGGATTCTTTTTATTCAAGACAGCGCTTCTGTTGCACCAGTTACAGCTTCTGCTTACTTGTACACAGGAAAGTATCTAGATGAAAAACTAACAAGTATTGAGGCCTCCTCTGGTAACAACATTGTAGTAAAAGATGAAGGTTCAAACATAACAACCGCTGCTTCATCTTTTAATTTTGTTGGAGCATCCGTTGTTGCATCCAATAGTGGAAACGATGTAACGGTTACTCTATCGTCTGCTGTTTTTTCTAGGACACCAGTAGACTCAACAGTTACAGCATCGGTCAGCGATGTTATTTTGGCTGTTTCCGGTACCGCTGCAATTGACATTAGATTACCATCCGCTGCCAATTATACTTCCGGTCAAAACTTCATAGTGAAAGATGAGAGTGGAGCCGCCGATTTAAAAAATATAACAATTCGTCCCATAAGTGGGCAAACGATAGATGGCGCCAACTCAATAGTTCTCGAGTCTCCTTTCGCTGCTGTGAACATTTATTCAAATGGTAGCAATAAATTCTTCGTATACTAATCTTTCTGGCTAAGTTATAAACTATTTAGTGTTGATTGGGAGGTCGGATACTCTCGGTCTTTTTTTGCTATAATTAATTTAATTATTTTGGAGGATAATAATATGGCTTATAAATTTCAATTTGGTGAAGCTAGACTTAGCGGATCCATTACGCAAACCAATGGGACAATTACTGCCCTAGGTTTAGACAACTCTAACGCCAATGCTACAAACTTTGGTGATATTGATGCAGACTCTATTTCAGTTGCAGATGCGGCTGTTGGTTTAGACATTGACGGCTCTGGCGCAAATACTGGATTATTTACAATTAAAATGGGTCACAACCTTGCTTCTGGTCTTGACATCAAATCTGGCTCTGCTTCTTACCTTAAGTTTCAAACGACAAACGGTGCTGAGAATGAGATGATGATTGCTGGTAAATCACTTAAAATGGACGGAGAGAGCCTCCTAGGATTGGGTGGTTTTGGTAGCTCCATCGGTGCAGTTGACTCTGGAGAATCACTTCAAATCGATGCATCTACAAGAATCAGACTAATGCAAAATTCATCAACAAAGGCGATCGTAGATGCCAACGGTCTTCAAGTTACTGGTGTGGTTTCTGGATCTGGTAATTTAGAAATCGGTGGTGAAATCACTGGTTCTAGTATCAATCTTGGCACGGCTGCTGGTATTGCTGGTGATGGTATAGAAAATGATGGAGGCAAACTCCGCGTACATCTTAACGGAACTACTGGTATCTCTCGTGCTGCTGGTGGTATTTCTCTATCTGCCGTACCAGATTCATCTCTTGCACAAATTTCTACCGCTGGAAAGGTTGCTCTTTCTGCTCTTGAGATTGATGGTGGTACTGACGTTGGCGCCGCACTTGCTGACGCTGATTTGATAATCGTTGATGATAATGCCGCTGGTGTGAACAGAAAAGCAACATTGTCAAGATTAAGAACCTACATGCAAGACAACCTTACTCTCACTGACGTTGACGTCAATAAGACTAACTTGGCTGCAAGATTGGCTCAATACGATGGAACTGAGACTTTGAACATTGGTGACGCAGACAATGATACATCAGTTGTTATTCGTGGTAACTTAACTGTTAATGGTTCAACCACTACAGTTAATTCAACCACAATTGAAATCACTAGCTCTTTGAGATTTGAAGGGCCTGCTGATGATCATGAAACGACTTTGACTGTTGGAACTCCTATCCAAGACATTTCAATCGTCATGCCTGAATTCTCATCTTCTTTGGGAGCTCACGGTGTGAAGATGGCGGTTCTTGCAACTGGTTCTACAGCTGCTGAATATCTTGCTGCTTCTAAAGTGACTGCTGCTGAATTTGCTCTTCTTGATGGTGCAACTTCTGCTACTTCAACAACAGTTGCTGATGGCGATAGAGTAGTCTTTAATGATAACGGCACAATGAAACAAGTTACAGTTCAAGACTTAGCTGCTTATTTTGACGATGAAATCACAAACATGAGTGGATTGGTAGAGGCTGGTGCTCTTAATGCTGGTTCTATCACTTCTGGTTTTGGAGCTATTGACAATGGAGCAAGCGGTATCACCACTGGTGGTATTCTTAAGCTTGATGTTGATGGTACTGCGATCAATGCGGCTGGTGCTCTTACAATGGGTGCTGGTAATGACGCTGCTATGTATTTTGATGGAGCCAACCTTGTTCTAGATACTGCTTCTGGTGCGAAGATCGCATTTGAAGTTGCTGGAACAGCTGTTGCTAACATCGATGCTGACGGTATAAGTCTTGAGGCTGGAGATGCCTATCAGATTAACAACACATCTGTACTTAACGCTACTACTCTTGGTGGTGCTGTTGTCAACTCTTCATTGACTTCTGTTGGTGCTCTTGGTGCTGGATCTATTGCATCTGGTTTCACTAAGATCAATGTTGCTAATATGATTGACGTTGCTTCGATTGATATCGATGGTGCTACTGACATCGGCGAAGCTCTTGTTGATGCTGATCTTTTGATCGTTGATAATGGTGCCGATGGTACTAACCGTAAGGTTGCAATGTCTCGTATTGCTACTTATGTTGGAGGTTCTTCTAGATTGTTACCAGGTGGTGGGACCATTATCACTTCTGCTACGCACACTGTAGACACTGAGCTTACTTTGGTTAACACAACGGGTAACGTTGTTACTTTAACAATGCCAGACATTACTGATGCTCTACTTGGGAAAGTCTTTGTAATTAAAGACATGGGTAATAATGCTCAAGGGAATAACATTGTAATCAATGATTCCGCTAGTGGTCATTTGATTGATGGCGCTGCATCGGTTAAGATTGAATCTAATCGAGGTGCTATCAACCTTGTTGCATGTAAAAATGGTGGAACATTCTTTTACTCAATCTTCTAATTTATTGGATTATTGGTTCAAGATTTTTCTTGGAAGGGTTGGGCGAAAGTCCAACCCTTTTTCTATTTAATACAAACACGAGGATTAACTATGTCATACAAATTTTCAAAAGGATCTCAAGTAATCGGAGACCTAAGAGCAGCAGATGATACTCAGAGAGATACATTAATAGATTTTGGAGAAGATTACATTGGCTTTGAAACCAGCGGCTCAGTAAGGATGGTTATATCTGGGTCTTCTGGTAGTGTTGGCATAGGAACTACCACACCAGACTACACTCTAGATGTGGCTGGTGACATTGGAGTTAATCAATATATCTATCACAACGGGGATGGCAATACATGGATAAACTTTAGTGACAATCGAATAAGACTTAATGCTGGTGGTAACAATTTCATAGATTGTCAAGACAATCCCAGTGCTCCTCACAAAGTTAGAATTAACAATGGTGGTAATAATATTGACTTTGTCATCAAAGATAAGGACGGCAATGTGTACTTCACGGCTGACGCCTCCACTAGTAAGGTGGGTATTGGCACGGATACACCCTCTCACAAACTAGACATCGATGGCGACATCCGCATCAGAGGAAACGACATCCGAGATAACTCTGGTAATCCTGCCATTACTTTTGATGGATCGACAAACACATCTTTCGCCGGATCTGTTACTTCCACTACACTAGGTTTTACTGGCTCACTAAACGGTACCGCCTCGGCTGCTGTCAAAGATCAAATAGGCGAGACAATTGTTGGAGGCGTATATGAAATTGACCAAGGTATATTTCAAAATCCTCACTCGTCTTTCAATCCAATTTATTTCCCCAGTGACGACTCTTTTACAGAAAGAGTTGGGCCATCATCGGTCAACTTTTTTATAGCTCCTTTCAATGGAGAGCTAATACAAATACAGCTTCGATCAACAGGCTCATTTATTGGCAAACAATTAACAGCTTCTTTGCACGTTGGGGTAGATGGGAACAACGCTTACAGTTCAACACCGGCAACATCGCTAGTATTAAATGGACAAGGTATTAATACAACTTATACTTTTGATTTTACAAGTGCCGCAAATACTACATTTTCAGCAGGAAACATTTACGGATTTTCTTTGGGAATAGGTGGCGGATTTGATGGAGATGAAACTTTTCGTTTTACAACTGTTGTTAAGTTCAACCCTTATGCGTAACCTTGAATCCTTAAATCATCGCCGTTTATTAAAATCAAGACTATTTAATTGAGAAAATACTTTTAGGAGATCAATCTATGTCTAACATGTTAGAACAAGCAATTGCTGATGCTGCAGCGTTGAGAGAGCAAGCAATCAAGAATGCTGAACAATCTGTTCTTGATAAATACTCAAAGCAAATCAAAGAAGCGGTTGATCAAATGCTTGAAACAGATAATCCGATGGCAAAAGTTGATGAAGTTATTAGCGAAGCTGAGCAAGAACTTAACGAAGATGCTGAAGCTCCAATAGCTGGCATGGGTGGTACAGAGCAAGGGGTAACAATTGAAGCTCCTCCTGCATGGGACTCTCGCTATGACGACATGATGACAACGTTCTCCGCTCTTGTCGACAACTTACCTGAAGATAATAGTGGAATGATTGAATTAGATCTTGGTGATTTTGAAATGACCGACGAAGAGAGAGAAGCACTTGGTCAAGAAGGCGGACCTGAAGAAGCCTCTGCGACTCCTGAGGCTGCCCCTGAAGCTGCTCCTGAAGCTCCGGCAGGTGATGACACCTCTGGTGGCGGAGAAAGCCTTGACGACATGCTAGCGGCTCTTCAAGAGAGTGTTAATCGCGATCGAGAAGAAGAGGAATTACAAGAAGTCCTTGATATGCTTGACGAAGCAATGATCGGAGATCATACAGAAGTTGACTTTGACCCAAAGAGAAACGAAATGGGCCACCACCTAACACCTGAAAGCAGAAGAAAATACAATCAAGACATGGCAGAACTTCTATACGAAGAAGATTCAGAAGAAGAATCAGAAGAAGAAAACATAGAGGAAGTCATGGGACAAACAAACGAATTACATGAGACAATCGAGACTCTCACAAATCAAAACAACCAACTGGTTGATGTACTAGCAAAGCTTGAAGTACACCTTGAAGAGTCACTATTGTCCAACGCAAAACTTTTATATCAAAACCGCACTCTAAGCGATGCCTCCCTGAATGAGCGACAAAAATCTAAAATTGTCGAAGCCATCTCGAACGCGGAGTCTCCGAAGGAAGCTAAAAATCTTCATGAGACACTCAGAGCTACAGTGGGATCGACGCCTAATAGCAAAAATGGTCCACAATCACTTAGCGAGTCAGTCAACAGAAGATCGAACTTAAGTTCTATGCTGAATTCAAGACAAAACATTAACGAAAGCAAGCAGAGCGTCGACCCCTTTAAGGAAAAGATGCAAAAGCTTGCAGGCATTAAATAATAATTTTAGGAGAAATAAAATGTCTATTATTGAAACTTTGACAGAAGGCATCGTCAATCGCAACTTGCAACAAGAAGGCGACGCTCTTTTGAACAAGTGGACCGCAACTGGTCTTCTTGAGGGACTCGATGAGTCCAAAAAATCTACTATGGCCGTTCTTCTCGAGAACCAAGCTAAGTCATTGTTGAAGGAATCTTCATCTATGTCTGCTGGTGACGTTGAAGGTTTTGCTGCTGTAGCTTTCCCAATCGTTCGTCGTGTATTCGCCGGATTGATTGCTAACGATCTTGTAAGCGTTCAGCCGATGTCATTGCCATCTGGTCTGATCTTCTTCCTTGACTTTGTATATTCACCCAGTCTTGGCACTGGTTCAGATGCATTAAATGATCGTTTAGGAAATCGAACTGATACTTCAATCTATGGTACCGATAAAGTTGGTGCTGAAATCATCAGTGGTGTTAATCTTCTAGATACCAACAAAGGGGACCTCAGTGGACCTGGTCGTGGTGGTATGACTGGTTACGCCTTTGCTTCACCAACAGGATCAAATGGAACCATTACTCCAGCAGCAGACACCATCGTTATTAATTCAGTAATCGATCTTTCAAGCACTCTTACTGATGCGCAGAAAAAATTGTTGAATTATGACCCAGACCTCTTGGGTTTGAGCTCCGGTGCTGTTATTGTTGTTGACGTCGCTGAAGATCAATTTCCAAATCTGGACTTTGAAAACATGTCAGCTTTTTCGATTCTCGATCTTGCGCAACAAGCTGATACTACTGGATTTATGGCCGACATTGCTGCTCACTCTAGTATATCTAACACCAACACCGCTGCTGAGGCGCAACAAGTTCGTCGTTTGACCAAGCGTGTTAGTTCTAATAGCTTGGGTGCTCCACATCAATCAGCTTTGACTTCACAAGAAGCAGCTGTTCGATTCTTTATCGTAGGAAACCAATCAGAAGTTAGCTCTGCTCCTGGGACACACACTAGTATTGCATCGATCCCAGCAAACTCTTTTCAGTATCCTTTGAGAGATAACATTCCTGCTGGTGGTTCTGTTGGTTCTGTTCAAAGTACAGCAACGAACTATGCTTTGGAAGGAAACACAAACATTCCAGAAATCGACATCAAGGTAGATTCAACAGCCATCACAGCTCAAACCAAAAAGTTGAAAGCAAAGTGGACTCCTGAATTAGGACAAGACTTGAACGCTTATCACAACATTGATGCTGAGGTTGAGTTGACTTCTATCTTGTCTGAGCAAATTGCTCTTGAAATCGATCGTGAGATCCTTGCTGACCTTGTAAATGGCGCAACTGCTGCTACTTACTACTGGTCTCGCTCTCCTGGTTTGTTCGTGAACAGAGAAACTGGTGCTGAAATTGGTGCTTCTTCTGCTGCTCCTGACTTTACCGGAACAGTTTCTGAATGGTATGAGACTTTGATTGAAACTGTCAATGATGTTTCTGCTCAAATCCACAGAAAGACTTTGCGTGGTGGCGCTACTCACGTTGTTTGCTCTCCTGAAGTTGCTAACATCCTTGAGTTTACCGCTGGTTTCCGTGCAAACGTTACTGCTGACGCTGACCGTGGCGACATTGGCGCTACAAAGGTTGGTTCTTTGAATCGTAAGTTTGACGTTATCGTTGATCCTTACTTCCCACGTAACGTTCTTTTGGTTGCTCGTATTGGTTCTTCATTCTTGGAGTCTGGATACGTGTATGCACCATACGTGCCACTGCAAACTACACCAACGATCTTCGGTACAGAAGACTTCGTACCTAGAAAGGGTGTCATGACTCGCTATGCGAAGAAAATGGTTCGTCCTGATATGTACGGTTTGGTTATCTGCCGTGATCTTCTTGGTGGAGAATACTCTGCTACCTAATCTCTGATTAGTTGAAGGCAATCAACCCTGTCACTTCGGTGATGGGGTTTTTTGTTTTATTTGAGACTACTTATTAGGAACTTGAACATATCCTCCTTGGGCGAGGCCACTGCCCTTGAAGAGTCCAATACCGAAGTGGCTGGTATGGAACTCGAAGATTTGAACAAGTTATTGCAATAACATAATTTAAGGAGAAATTATTATGGGAAATAGAAGATTTAGTCGCAAGAGACTCTTTGAAGTCGAAAAGCGCGGACAAACAGTTGAGCTAGGTTCTGGAGCTGGAATATCAGCATGTGTTGGAACTGCAACTCAACACAGACAAGGTCAAGAAATTATTACAGAAATTCCTATTGATTTAGGAGCCGCTAGCGTCACTATTGAAGATGGATCGGCAACCGGTGGTGTATTTGGTGTTGCTTCTGCTACAGACAGTAGTATTGCAGAGTTGACAGTTGCAAAATTTGGTCACATTACTGAAATCAGAGCAATCATGATGGAAACTTTAGATGGAGGATTGAATGCTTCTTTGTCACTTCACTCCTCAGCTGTTGGAACAGATTCAACAGCTCCAACTCCACTTTCTACTGTTGTTGATTTAAATGTCCTAGGGGAAGACAAGTCTGAACCATATGATGACTCTGCATCAACAGCAGGTAAATTTTTACACTTAGAACAAGGTGCGTCATCGAGCAACAATGGTCAATTAACTCAAGGAAAATTACTTATTTACATTCACGGGTTTGTTGCCCCTAACGACCTATAAGGAGGTGACATTATGACTATGAGAAGATTAGATAGAAAAAGACTTTTTGAAGCCGAGAAACTTGGTAAGTCTGTGGATGTCGGCACAGCAGCCGGTATGAAAGGAACAATTGTTTCTGCCACACAACATAGAGAAGGTCACAAATTAATTACTGACGTTGTTGTTGATTTAGGATCATCTAAAGTATCTGTAATTAGTGGTGGGGATGAGAGTGCAGATGGCGATTGCATCGGCCCTTCATCTGGAACAGCATTTGTTTGCCGACTTACTAATTCTGTATTTGGTGCTGTTACTAGTGTCGAAACTGTTTGCTTGGAAGCCCTTGTTGGTTCTGCTGGAGCTCTTGCTGGTGCCAATGCTATTCAACTACGCAGAGGAACTGCTGGTAATGGGACATTAAACGCTGCCGATGGCACACCAAATGATTTAGTAGCAGACATCGGAGATGCATTAGGTAAGCACACACTGACCGAATTTGATAATGCATCAACTTTAGAAGATGAATACATTTATTTTGCTTTGGACACAGCAGCTGGAAATGACGTGGCTACTGCTACTGCTACAATCACTGTGACAGAAACAGATATTGCCAACTTTGAAGATGAGGTCTCTAGGATCACATTAACAAAAGACGATGGTTCTTTGGTTCACTTTGTTGCTGATACAAATAATAATGATTTTGATGGCTCAACAGTTGCCAATAAATATCAATTAAAATCAGCGAACACTGCGGCTAAAATTGCTCAAGGCATCTCTAAGGGGATTCATGCTAACGCTAGCTTTACAACAGATGCAACCTCTAGAGGTGGTGGTAGTGCGACGATTACTGTAACCACTAATGCCGCTGGAGAAAATGGAAATCAGACAAACTTTTTTACTGATGCACCAGGCAAAACAGCAGGAGTTACAGTCGGCAACTTCACTGGTGGAACAACCAAAGGTGATGCTCTTCCAATTACTGCTGGAAAGTTCTTGCTTCGTTTTACTGGTTTCGTAGCTCCAAGTGATCTATAATTTGTATCTGGGGTGATTTTTCGCCTCAGAACTATTTATTTTATTAAACGGAGTTAGATTATGTCTGGTAGAAGAAGAATGGCTGTAAAGCGAAAGCTTGAAGAAGCGGCGAAAGCTGTCGAAGAAGCTAAAGCACAAGCCAAAAAGAAAAAAGAAGCTGAGGCTAAAAAGAAAGCTGCTCCTAAAAAGAAAGCAGCACCAAAGAAAAAAGCTGAAGCTAAAAAAGAAGAATAGAATTGTTTCATTACATTCCTTTGAACCTCCGATGTTTTACGTCGGAGGTTTCTCTTTACTCAGACTAATTAAGAAGACGGAGGATATGAAATGGCTTTTCCCGATTTAACACCAACTTCTACCACATCAGCGATTGCCTTACCTGCTACTGGAACATCCGCAGATGTTCAAGCATCATTGGCTATAGGTTTCTATGGAGCCAACAGTGCATTTCAAGCTGGAGCCGCTGCGCAAGTAGCATACACATTTAAAAGATTAGGTGGAGACGTCCTTGACATTGAAATCAAGGCTGTAAACGTCTATAATCACTACGAGGAGGCTTGTTTAGAGTATTCCTACATAGTGAACCTCCATCAAGCTAGAAACGCCTTAGGAAGCGCCCTAGGAAGCGCTACGGGGTCTTTTGATCACAAGGGAACTGTAACTGGTACAGATGACCTTTCACTTAAGTATCCCAAGTTTCAATTTGATTATGCTTTCAGAGTTGGAGATAAGTTTTCCTCAGAAGCCTTGGTTGGTGGAACAGAACCTTTATTCTCTGCTTCCATTGACAGAGTTGCTGATCAACAAGATTATGATCTTCAACAGCTAGTGTCAGCCTCTCAAGCAAACACCCCATACGATGGCATGGGCAATAAAAGAATTAAAATTAGACAAATATACTATGTTTCACCAAGACAAATGTGGAGGTTTTATGGGTACTATGGCGGACTTAACGTTGTTGGTGATTTTCATAACTATGGACAATATGCCGATGACTCAACATTCAATGTTATTCCTGCTTGGCAAAATAAAGCACAAGCTGTAGCATACGAAGATCATCTTTATACAAGAACATCGCATTACTCATACGAAATAAACGACAACAAGCTTAAAATTTATCCAACACCCGATTCCGTGTCTCCGGAAAAGTTTTGGCTCAGATTTACAGTTGAAAACGATAGTGGCGCTTTTGCAACCGGATCGTACGATTCTGGTGTTGACGGTGTCAATAACATGAATACAATGCCAATGGAAAACATTCCATTCGACAAAATCAATTCCATTGGTCAACAATGGATTCGTCGCTTTGCCTTGGCTCTATCAAAGGAAACTCTTGGACAGGTTCGTGGTAAGTTTGGAGGAAGCGTCCCAATTCCGGGAGATAACGTTACCCTTAATGCCTCAGATCTATTGTCTCAAGCGCAAGCCGAACAAACCGCTCTTCGAGAGGAGTTGAATAAACAACTTGACGAAATGCTTTACATTAAACTTGCGGAAGCCGACAAATCATTTATTGACAACACTGATGCAATTATTGGGAAGACGCCATTGAAGATTTTTGTAGGATAATTGAATGTCAAAATGGGAAAGACCAACGCAACCACCGGCTCCAATGTTTCTTGGAGAAAAAGAAAAGAACCTCGTCAAACAAGTCAATGATGAAATCATCGAAAGAGTTGTCGGACAGCAAATTTTGTATTTCCCTATCGATGTTGAAAGGACAAACTTTCATCCACTGTATGGTGAGGCGATTGAAAAAAACTTTTTACACCCAATTAGAGTATTTGCTCTTGTAGAATACATGGGTGTTGAAACTGAATTCATGGAAGGCGTTGGTATCGATAAGAAAACTGGTCTAAAAGTTAATTTCCACAAGAGAAGGTTGACTGAGGATCAAAATTTGTTTGTAAGAGAAGGAGATTTCGTCCGATACGGCAGTATTTACTATGAGATAGTAAAAATTAATGAACCAAAACAATTATTTGGACAAATTGAGAGCAGATTCGAAGTAACTGCCGAATGTATTAGAGCAAGAGACGGTGTATTCAATGCAAGATAAGATAATTCCATTAAAGCCTTCAACAATTGAAACCATAGATCTTGCCATTTATGATTTAATCGATAACAAGTTTGATTTACACACAAAAGCAAACGATGGATTCAAAAAAGTTCCCGTTCTTTGGATTTCTCCGGAGAGAGCATACCACATAAAAAGAAAAGACATTAGAGATTCTGTTGGTAAGCTAAAACTTCCCTTGATTACCATTCAGAGAAAATCGTTTGAAAAAGACTTCGCATTCAAAGGAGGGTATCAAGCTCACGATTACCCGACAACAGGACAAGGAGATTACACAAAACACCCGAGACCTGTTGCAAAGAGGATAATGCAGAGATCTACAAGAAAGTTCTCCTCCACAATTTCTAACCTAAAATCAAATGAACACCATTCTCCAATCGAATCCCCAAAAGTTGTGTACGAAGAGTTATACATGCCAATACCGGTATGGGTGAAGGTCGGATACACAATCACTCTGTCAACAGAGTACCAACAGCAAATGAACGACCTCGTCACTCCATTTGCAACTAAAACAGGACAATTAAATGCCCTCTTTGCTAGATATGATGGTCATAGATACGAAACATTTATCGAAGGAAGCATGGCGCAAGAAAACAATTCCTCAAACCTTGGGGAAGAAGAGAGAAAATTTAAAACAACAATTGAACTTAGAGTGCTTGGTTATCTCCTAGGAGACGGAGAAAACGAAGAAGCACCAAAGATTATAAAAAAAGAAAGTATAGTGGATGTAAAAATTTCAAGAGAGCGAGTAATCGTTGGCGAAGAAAAGCCATGGGAAAGAGATACATCAAGAGAATTTTAAAGTGACTTTGAAGTTTAGAGCCACTATTTAATAAGAAATAAAATTTTATTTAAGGAGATTTGTCGATGGCTAAAAAATTTGATTTTCTATCACCCGGAGTTGAAATCCGTGAGATCGACCAAAGTTTCATCCCTGCCGAGGTGGAAGCAGAAGGACCAATTATTATTGGACGCACCAGAAAAGGACCTGCTAATAAGCCCGTAAAAGTACGCACGTTGGATGACTTTATTACAGTATTTGGCGCACCCGTTCCTGGTGGAAGCGGTGTACAAGGTGACATGTGGCGTGATGGAAACACAACTGGTCCTACGTATGCATCCTATGCTGCTCAAGCATGGTTGGCATCTGAAGAATCACCAATAACAATCGTTAGACTTGCAGGAGAGCAAGCTGTGACACCTTCCAACAATACAACTGGTAAGGCTGGTTGGGAAGTTTCTGGTACGCTGGGGTCTGCCCATGCAACAAATGGTACAGCTTACGGTCTTTTTGTTATCGCTTCAGCGTCGGCCAACACAATGACGACTGGATCATTGGCTGCTGTTTTTTACGCAAACAAAGGTTACTTAGGCCTCGTTGGAAATTCTACGTCAGGATCTAATGATATTACAAGAACTGGTGAGTTCCTAAAGTCTGCTGGTAATAATTGTGGCTTTAAACTTGCAATCTATGACGAAAGCAATACAAAAGTTGGACGAACAATTCCTTTTAATTTTGATAGAAATCACTCACAATACATTAGAGGCGCATTTAACACAAATCCTCAATTAGTAAATGAAGACACAATTGCTGCTTCATCTAGAAAAACTTATTGGCTTGGTGAATCTTTTACAAGAGAACTAGTTGACCGCTCTTTAGATGGATTGGTTGCCGGTGCGGCATACGGAATCTTACTTCCTCTTCAATCTGGCTCTGTTAACTGGGCTGATCACAAAGAGGGAGCGAAAGAAGCTCAATCTGGTTGGGTTGTTTCTCAACAAGAAAAGAATCAAGTTCAATTGTTCCGCTTGAAAACATTACATGTTGGAGATGACATCCAAAAGAATTACATGGTTGGAATCGAAGAGATTGCTGAATCCCCTAACCCTGTTGTTAATCCTTATGGATCTTTTACGGTATGCATCAAAAACATGGCAGGACAAACAGTCGAAAGATATACAGGCGTTAACTTGAACAAGTCTTCTGTAGATTACATCGGAAAAAGAATTGGAACCCAGTTCTTATCATGGGACGAAGAAGATAGAAGGTACATCACAAAAGGTGAATACCAAAATCAATCTGACTTAGTTTATGTTGAAATCGACACAGTAATCGATCAAGAAAACGGTGGACAAGGTCTTCTTCCTGCTGGTTTCCGTGGCCCTGTTCGTCCAAAAGGATTTACTCTTGTGGATGGATCAACCGGTGCTAATGCCTTGGCAACCGATACCGGTCATGGAGCTAAGGCGACTAGAACAATTGATTTTTCTGATGGACTTGCTGTCGGTGATCAAATTGTATTTACTCACCCAGACCTAGGGGCTCACACAATTAATTTTGTTGCTTCAGCGGGGGCAGCTGATACAACTTTCAATGCTACCACTAAGGTAGCTGAAATACACCCAGCGACAACAAACACAGATACTCTAACAGCACAAGCTGTTGCTGTTTTGATTAACTCAATAGATGACTATAGTGCATCTGAAACTTCAACTGGTCTTGTTACAATTGTAGCTGACTCGATTGGTCCTTATTACAATGTTGTAATTACAGATCCCGTCGATACGTTTTCACGCATAACAATCGCAACTGGTACTGATGGTACCGACAGCACAAACTTTGCTCAGGCTTTTGTTAAAGGTAATCTCGCTATGCCAGCTGCTGGTGGTGCATCTAACCTATTTGTTGCCGGACCTGTTGCTTACTCTGCATCATTTGAATTCCCATCAATTCCATTGAGACAAAATGGAACAGAAGGTGGGGCATCAAATCCATACCGTGCTTACTGGGGAATCCGTCCAAAACTTTCAACAACATCAAATCAAAATGATCCAGATTATGTTGATTACTTGAGAAGACTTCCTGTCGATGTTGACTCTTATGATCCAAGCACCAACTCTGCGGCATTAGAATATTCTTATGTGTTCACTTTGGACGACATCAAGATTAACACTAGTACAAACGTAGTAACTTATGTATCTGGTGCCTATGACGCAAATGCGCCTGTTGATAAATCTTATTCTCAATTGAATTCTTTCGGACAACTTCTCGACAAAAACGTGCGTCAGTTCATGATGCCAATGTGGGGTGGACACGAAGGATTTGACATCACAGAAAAAGAGCCACTCCGTGACGGACGTATCTCTTCTGCGAGAGATGATGCTGCTGACTATACTCATTATACAATCAACAAAGCAATCGATTCAATCTTGGATCCAGAAATTGTTCCTGCAAACTTGCTACTCATGCCTGGTGTTCGTAAACCGGTTATAACTAATCGCTTGATTGATGTTGCCGAGACACGACAAGACGTGTTGGCAATCATTGACCTTCAAGGCGACTACTTGCCTCAAGCTGAGAGAACATCTGCTCAAACAGAAGATACTTCTATTGGTAGTGTTGACGAAGTTGTTGATCAACTTAAACAAAGAAACTTGAACTCTTCTTATGCTGCTGCTTACTTCCCGTATGTACAAGCTGTCGATAGCTTAAATGGTGGACAATACGTATGGCTTCCGCCATCTGTTGCTGCTCTTGGAGCATTGGCTAAGTCTCAGGCACAAACTGACGTATGGTTTGCACCTGCAGGATTTAATCGTGGTGGGCTTGGAACACTTGGAGGCCCTAGAGGTCCTAAGGTTCTTCAGGCAAGACGACGTGTTGACTCTAGAGAAAGAGATCGTTTGTACGAAAGAAATGTTAACCCAATCGCTTCTTTCCCTGCTGAGGGTGTAGTAGTGTTCGGTCAAAAAACTCTTCAAGCAGACGCATCTGCTCTCGATAGAATCAATGTTCGAAGATTACTGTTATACTTGAAGTCTCGAGTTAACGTTGTTGCGAAGAATTTGTTGTTCGATCCGAACCTACCTGTTACATGGGGAAGATTTCAATCACAAGTTGAACCAATCCTTTCAGATGCTCGAGCACGATTCGGATTATCAGATTACAAATTGGTTTTGGATGAGACAACTACCACACCAGATTTGATTGATAGAAACATCTTATACGCTAAGATTTTTGTTAAGCCCGCTCGTGCTATTGAATTTGTCGTTGTTGATTTTGTTATCACAAAGACCGGCGCGGAATTCGTTTAAGAGACTAATTAAAGTTAAATAGGAGAACATAATTATGGCATTTTGGGGAACAGACTTAGGCGCAGAAGGAGCAAACTTCGGAGATCCTAAAAGAAAATTTAGATTTAAAGTCGAAATTGGAGAGTTGGGTTTTGTATGGTGGGCTAAATCATGCGATAAGCCAAAATACGACATCACAACAGCAGAACATCAATTCTTACACCATAAATTTTACTTTCCAGGTAAAGTTGAATGGCAAGAAGTATCTATGACTCTTGTTGACCCTGACGGTAATGAAGATCAAGTTAGAGCTTTGACCAAGATTGTCGAAGATGCAGGATACAAGGTACCCGGGTCGCCAAATTCTCAATTGACATCATTCTCAAAAAATTCAATGGTTGATTCAATCGGTTTTGTTAAGATTAAGCAGATTGACGCCGATGGAACTACAATCGAAGAATGGACTCTTAAGAATCCGATCCTAACAAAAGCTGATTTTGGCTCTTTAGAGTATGGTGATGATGGACTCGTTGAAGTTCAAATTGCTTTCAGATACGATTGGGCGACATGTTTGATTGACGGCGAAGCAACTCCGGTTCTTTATGATTCTTCAAATCCAGCTTCATAGAGGTGACTAGTGTCTTGGTGGGGTACTGACTTAGGTGGCGCTGGTAAATCGTTAGAGCTTAAACAAAAGTTTAATTTTAAATTAAAATTTAATAGCAAAACAATTATAACTGTTAAGACAGCCGATTTACCTAAAGCTAACGTTGAAACTCAAGAATTCAAACTTATAAATCATTATTACAAATATCCAGGTGTCGTTAAGTGGGACGCAATAAGCGTAACGGTTGTCGACACTTTTGTTCCCGATGATAAGTCTGGGTTTCAAGATAGCATGGTTGATGCGACGAGAGCTGCATGGGAGTTGTTAAAGAAAAGTGGCTATAGACCACCAAAAGAAGATGAAGCAGTTGGTACAAATAGTGGATTCGCAGACTTGACCACTCCTGTTAAAGATTTTTTTAGAGGAAGAGTTTTTGGTGGTGCTGATGGTGCCGATGGCAAAGTTGAACTGGTAAAAATTGACCACAAAGGCAATGACCTTGATACGTGGGAACTTTACAATCCAATCATAACAAAAATTGATTGGGGAAGCGTTGAGTATGGCGCTATAGAACCCGTAGAAGTCACTTTAACAATAGATTATGACTATGCGATTCTTAGATAAATTATAATGAGGTAACAATGAGAAGAAACAACGAAGAACGTTTATTAAAGGGACACAAGCCCCAACCTACAGAAGAAGTGCCAATGGCAAACCCATTGGACTTTGTAACTCCGACACAATTTGTCGACCTTCCATCCAAAGGTAGATATCCACAAGGACATCCGCTTCATGGTAAAGATGTCATTGAAATTAAATACATGACAGCAAAAGACGAAGACATTCTTACGAATCGTTCTTATCTAAAACAAGGTGTCGCGATTGATCGTTTGATTCAAAACGTAATTAAAGACAATGCAATTGATGCAAGATCACTTTATGTTGGAGATAGAAACGCAATTATTATCTACGCTAGAGCATCTGCTTACGGAGAAGAATACAAGACCAAAGTTGCATGTCCAGCATGCGGTGAAAAGAGCGCATACAAGTTTAATCTAGGCAACAATGAATTTTATCATGGAGATGAGATTGAAGGATTAGACATTCAAGATCTCGGAGATGGAACATTCAAGACAACATTGCCTTTGAGTAAAATCGTAACAATTATTCGCCCTCTTCTAGGTAAAGATGAACTAGCAATGATCAAAGGCAAAAAAGATCCAACCGAAAACATTTTGACAAACCAAATGAAGTCTTTTGTTGTTTCTTTCAATGGCTATGATCAACAAACTTTAATTGATCAAGTCGTTGATCAACTCACAGCTGGTGATTCGAGAGTTCTTCGCGACGCATTTAAGCTCATCTCTCCAGATATCAAACTAGAATCCAATTTTGTTTGCAAGCACTGCGGCAACGAGGAGGTTATTAGAGTTCCACTCGGGACTGACTTTTTTTGGCCTGAACGATGAGTACATGGAAAGCGTCTACGAAGCTTTCTTTATCCTTAAACATTATGGTGGCTGGTCGATTTCGGAATTG